CCCCCAGTCAATTCCGGGTGGTAGACTATCAAGTATACCATGATGTTGTAATTGGACATGGGCCAGGTTTCTCTTTCCTTATATCATTTAATTGCATCCTTAAGAGGTTTGAAGATAATATAATACTTCTACACAATGATTGTGCTGCAGTTCAAGTACTATCGGTCATTGATGACCCATAGACTAAACTATCAGTATTCATTTTTCGAAGTTTAGATAATCCGATACGAGATGTTTCACCAATTTTAACCAATGTGTCGATTTTTGCTCGACCATTAGCTACAATTGTATCAACATCTAATAGAACCATAGAAGTCATTGCCTCACGAAGAGGAATGGTTTCTTGGTCTATCTCTTTGGATGTCTCAATTAGTTCTTCGACATAGTTTTCAAGACTATGAAGTAAAGGAATGAAGTCTAAATCTTTGTTCTTTAATTTAGAATGGTCTAACAAACCTTTCTCAATTTGAGAAGCAAAAGACATTAAACTTCCAACCTTAGAACTAATTTGAGAAGCTAATCCATTACTGATTACCCAATCATAGATTGGATTGTTATCAGAAAATGGAAGGATAAAATCTTCATTTTGCCAAGATACTAGACATAAGATCTTACGACCTTCGTCAAATGTCAAAGCATTAAGAGAGATTTTTAATCCTCAGCTAAATAATCTTAACTTTTGGATAAGTCACTTTTTATCAAATTTAATAAAATTGAACTTACGTTCTTTTTTATTAAATGTTTTAAAAAGACCTTTCCTTGAGAAAAGATCAACAACCAACAAAAGCAAAGATCTACTATATATATAGCAATTTCCTTTGATTACAAAGTAATCATAGAGAATTGTATATATAATAAATGGATTAGTTAAATTATTAACTAGACCATTTAGTGGTAAACCCGTTACTTCAACTCCCTTCTTGAATCATCTCTTAGCAAATTCATATGTGTCGAAAGATACATGTGATTTACTAGGTGATAACTCAACTCCTAAACTCTTCATTATTTTCATATATCTCTTGGCAACTTTATCGTTATAAATAACGATATCATCACCAAGTAGAATATAATGAGAAAATGGATAAACACCCTCTAGATATGCAGAAAACTGCACAACTAGATGGTGTGATAGAGTAAAGGCGGCTCAAGAAGAATAACTACCCATTGGTTGACCAACACTATATTTGAACTGAGAATGTTCATAATTATAGAGTCGATCAGCAATGAGAGTACTCCACTTAAATGCTCAAAGAGAATCGTTAAATATAACACTTAACAATCTTCTTTGAACATGTAAAGGAAATCTGTCAGTTGCAGCTGTTAAATCCAAAGATCAAAACCTTTGATCCACCGGTTTATCTTTGATGCATGGATCCTGAGTAAAAGTTCTATCCTGAGGCATCTTTTTAAGTAAATTAAAAAGAGCATTATGGATAGGACGTAATACCACTTGTGATCAATAATCACTAATGGCAATTACTCTCATTTTACATTCAGGATCTTTAACAATAGCTAATTTACCAGTACCATTCGCCTCTGAAGGTTTTCTTACAAATATTGATTTGTAGTTATCTTCATTGGGAGTGATATTCAGTTTTTCGCTGTTATTTCATGCTCAATTATAAATCTTCTGAAAATATTCCTGAAATTTAAGAGTACCAAAATCCAATATGATTTGCATCTGAGGATAGCTTAAAAACAAAATTGTATTTAAACTACCAGCAGTTGCTTTTCCTATTGGACCAGTTTTAGTTGATAAATAAACATCACTAAAATCGGCTTTCGGTATCTTAGATTTCAAATTAAAATCTATAACAAACTTCTTGATAAAGCCACGAGGTATTGTGTACCTCTTGTCTAGACCAGGATCAGTTATAGTATTTAATTTTATTGGAATATCTTCATCCTTTTTTGGAGTTAATGTTCTGGATATACCTAATAAAGTTAAACAAAATTTAATTTCATTAAGTTTACCAGAATCAATTAATGATTTAAGGTGAGAAAAGGCCTTTGGAAAACCATCCTTATCAAGCCCTATAAACATATCATTATGTTTTAATGGCTGACCACAAAGATATCGCGTTATATGTAAACGACATTGTTTTAATGTCTTAACAGTATAAAGCGTACCATTGTGTTTAAGTAACTTACAAATAAATTTGAAAGTTATCTTAATAAGGACTGTACAATTACTTACATTATGATACAATAATTTTGATAGTCTCATTATGAGATTAAAAAGATTAATGTTCATGTTTAAGTGTTTACAGAAGCTTGCTCTATCTGCTTCATGTCGTATGGGTATAAATCCCATCAGGCCAATAATTTTGAAAAGGGCTTTGATTCCCTTACTATTGGCTTTCGCAGGAAGTAGTGACCTCATATGAGGAACTGCAGATTTATTTTACAACAATATGGAGCTTGCTCACATTGAGGGGTAGATAACTTTTAGTCCCGTTAGGGAAAGTTACAGTAACAGACCATACTACCGTAGATCTAAGCGGCATATATAGATTTCTTTCTATATATGGGGTGTTACAACCCGGTTAAGG